CGAGCTGTAGCGCCCAAAAGTGCGCCCAAAAGTGCGCCCAAAAGTGCGCCCAAAAGTGCGCCCAAAAGTGCGCCCAAATAAGGAGGAGGTATGCAAGCAGAACAAGATGGCGTCCAAGGTGCATTCATCATGTATCTCAGCCAAGATGACGTGCGCCCGCTCATTCGAGCCGGAATGCGCACCTTCGGGATGGAACAAGTGGCGATTTTCATGTTCGCCGGTTTCGACCCGGAAGACCCGCTGAACGAGTGGGGTAACGACGTCATGCTTGGCGACAAGAGCCAAATCATTGAACGCACCCGCTACCTCGACGGCGCGGAGCGCCTGGCGGAGATGACGGAAATCGAAAACGACTACAACCTGATTTTGTCCCTTGCTGGCATCACCGGCCACGACAATTCCGCTTTTTGGGAGTTGTGGGACGAGGAGATCATGTCGGAGGCGGCGCCCGAGTGGTTGCACTCGGTTCGCCTGCGCACCGGCTCAGGCCACGCGTTCAACCTGTATGACACCCGCGACGAGGACTTATTGGCGTCCAACGAGGCGCCGCGTGTGGAGGGTGTGCAGGTCATGATTGTGACGGGTGAAATCGTCATCACAAACTCATCTGAGGTGCGGGTTTGCGAAACCCGCGAGGAAGCCGTAGAATACCTCACAGAAGCCATCCCCCGATGGTTTCAAGAGTCCTTGAAGGAGGATTAATGTTTAAAATCATCGAAAAGATGCCCGACGCGAAAATCGCGTTGTTGAAGCCAATTAATCCGAGAATTGCCTGGATTAATGGTCATGAGGTCCACCTAGTTCTTGTTGAGGAGCGCGGAGGCAACGTCCATGTGCAGTTCTTCACCGAAGACAAGAACAAGAGATCACAATTGACATACAACCGCAGCAACTTCTCTGCTGCATTAGGTGACGTCACGAGTAACGACCTGTTTCTCACTGCTTTCGCCCGTATTGCTCTGCTTCAGCGGGAGTCCGGCGTCGGCGGGAAAACCACCCCCATGTTTACTGTGAACCAGTTGACCGCGGAGTATCTGCGCAAATCCCTCGACGCCATCGATCCCGCTCGTGATGTTATTGTCACGGTGGAGCCGTTTGCTGGGGTCATCATGTTCGAAATGGACGGCCTGGTTTTCGCCCGAGGCGAGGCTAAGGTTGACTACGGCAATCTGGAGTTCGTTTTGTCCTTGGCCGATGGTCGACGAGTGCTAGAGACCACCATTGGCTCCGGCGGCTCGATGAACCACGAGGTTAAGAAGGTCATGTACAAGCTTGAAACAATGGCGCCACGCAGTTTTGAAGGAGACCTGTGATGTTTAAACTAAGAGCGGACTCACCGACATGGGCAGTAGCTGAGTCAGAGGGCGACGAGATTACGGCGTTCGTGTCGCACAATGAAACCAGAGCGCAGGTTGTCTTCAAAAATGACAACGACCCGTCCGTAGGGCTTGCCAGCGAACCAGTAACAGTCAGTCTCATCGGCCTGTACGACGGCAACCAAAACCTTTGCTGCCTGCGTCCACACACCGCTGACGTGGTTCGACTGGCCTGGGAATCGCTTTGCTCTGGGAAGGAAAACCTGCAGGATGCTGTTCTTCGACAGCTTCAGGAGGCCTCCGTGGGGTTGGACAACCCGGTTGAGATAAGCCGAAACCCGTTCCGTGAGGGTATGATTGCCCGTGTTTTCGTCGACGGTGACCTGGCGGACATACATTTGCTGAGCACCTGGATTGCGGACGGAAGCCTGTTCATTCAGGACCGCGATGAGGTTGTTTTCCAGGAGCCCTTCGTCATTCGGGAAAACAACAGAGAGAACGGCTACAGGGTAGTAGCTCTCGCCCTAAGTGAGGTGGACGAGTGATGTTCGGCGTCGAATACTCGAAAGACAACTTCACCCTGCTTCGTTTCACGAAGCCGCAGTTTGGGCTGGACGAGCATGTTTGTGTGTACCGAGGGAGCAAAGGCGAACACACGGTTTCGTTTCTCTCATTCGGCGAGCTGAAGTCGTTCATGATTCCTGCCACAGAACCAGTGAAAGAAGCATCGCCTTACGTCAAAGACCTGCAAGCCCTGTCTGCCGCGCGTCTAGTCTTCGAGATGAACGACAAAAGGGCCGCCCGTCGCCGTGAGCGACTGGTCGACATGGTGTGCGACGCAGTCAGCCGTGTTCTACCGGAGGGCTTGCCGTGGCGACTGGTGGTGACGCCGTTGAGCGAAATCGCAGTTATGATCTCCGGGGTTTTCGTTGGCAACATCAAGATCGGGATTTTCGGGTCGAATATCGAGCTCATCCCAGACTGGGGCAAAGACATCGCTACCATCCACGGTCCACTGCAGGAGGACGAAAGCCTACACGAGGTCAAAGACTCCTTCAGACTTCTGGAGCGCTCCATCAAGGAGAGGGCAACCAAGGAGACTCCATCGAACAAGGCCAAAGACGACGATGAGGAAGAACTGCTTGACGACGAACCATGTCCTTTTTGTGAGTCCTCGTGGGACTGTGAATGCATGTACGACTAAGAGAAAGAAGAAGAAAATGAGTGACAAAAACATCGACCAGGAGGTCCGCCGACTCGTGGAAGAGGCGTTCCCGCCCGTAAAAACAAACTGGCCAGCGGTAGCCCTCGGCTTCGCGCTGTTCGGCGCCGCCATGTGGCGACTGGACGGTTGGCTTCTACTGGTGTGCCTGATTCTGTCAGCGCTGCTTGTGATTGCGGGGAAAAGCAAATGAGTTCTAAAGACCTGAAAATCGTTGAGATCATTGTTTTCGTGACAGCGATAGTCTTCCTGACCTACTCGCTGTTCATGCAGTCCGCGGGGGCGTTCGGCTTCTACTGCCTATTCCTATTCCTGACATTCTTCGTCGAGCTGGCTCGATACTCGAAGAGGATCGACGAGTATTTCGAGGAGCGGGCATAATGATGTACGTGCAAAGCCAAGACAGAATCCTCAATCGTATGAAGGAGGAGGACCGGAAAACGTGGCTCGTTGCGTTCTTCGCAGCCCTTGGCCAACCTGTGTTGTGGGCGATCATCTTCGTGGATGCGGCTCACCGACTTGATGACTTCGGTTACCCGTTCTGGGGTTTCCTTCTCTGGGTTGTGGGTCTCGTAGGCGTTGCGCGCTGGCTGTGGCTCATGGCGAGAACATTGACAGTGGCGCAGGAGGTCATCAACACGGAAGAAGCATCGGAAACCATCCGCTCGGAATAGCAACCAAATAAGACTAAGCCCCGGCTTTTACGTCGGGGTTTGCTTTTTCTGTGGGTTAGATGTAAAGTGGGTTTCAGCCTTGAAAGGAGGGCATGATGCTAGAAAAGCACTATGATTTTACAGCCGAAACCAAAATAGTTGGAAAAGAAACTTTGCGACGAATCGTCGCTGTGGTGGACGACCCAGGTGGGAAATTCCTGGCCGGTGACCTTGGCGGCTGGCTTGGTGAGAACGCCACATTGGAGGACAACGGCTGGGTAGCAGATGAGGCCGCCGTGTACGGCCAGGTGTGCGTGTCCGGCAACGGCCTAGTGTGTGACAACGCGGAGGTTTTCGACCGAGCCATCGTCACTGACGAGGCGATGGTCATGGACGATGCGCGAGTACATGGTTCTGCGAAAATCAGCGGCAGTGCTGAGGTTTGTGACTCCGCGGTTGTGACCGGTAAGGCCAAAATCAAGGAGGGGGCATCCGTCTGCTCTGAGGCAATAGTGTCCGACAAGGTAACTATTGGTGGCTGCGCCATTGTGTGCGGCCAGGCCGCAGTGCGCGGCAGAGCTCAGCTCAGCGGGGATGTACTGGTTGGAAAAAACGCTGTTGTCACTGGCACCATGCGCGTCAGCGGCGCAGCCGACATCACCGGGGATGCGATCCTGTCGAATAATGTTGTGATCGACTTTGACGCCAACATTCACGAAACTCGCGACGTACTGGTTGTTGGGTCTTTCGGCCCGAACAGTCACCGCCTGTACCTAGTGCGCATGGGCAGCCGGGAGGGAATTGTTTGTCTTGGTCCGTTGCGTTCCACCACGGAAAACATGGTTGAGGATTTCACCAGTGAACTGGATTTGTCCGTCTCGGACATCGACGAGCTGAAGGCCATTCAGAGTCTTTTCACCGCGAGGGAGCTGACGTGGTGATGCGAACTCTTATCGGTACCAAAATAACCTTTGTTCCTGGGGCCGCAAACATTAATAAAGGCTTCTACCGCAATGACGGTAAAGGCCGCTGGCAAGGGAAAACAATTACAAAGCCTTACTGGAGGATACACTTCGTCCATGCCGACTATGGGGTTTTCTTCCCGAAGCACAGCGTCGAAAACCATTCTTTGTCTTTCGACAGAAGGTACAAGGCAGAGGATGTGGCTAAAGATGAGTCGTTTTGGGTGGCTCAGGACGGCTACCTGTACGATACGAGCGGACGCTGGTGGATTGTTCAGCGTTCTGAAGTCATTGCCGAGCTAGGTATGCCGCCGAGGGAGGGCCGGAACCTGTTTATGTGGGAGCGGTCCCCCAACATCACTTACCCGGATGACTCTTTCTGGTTGGTTGACCACATGAACAACCGCTACGAGTTCGGTATGGCTGATGACGCCTTATTATTTGCCGTACGCAACAAACATCTATTTGAGGCCGACCATGCCTAAATTTTCGGTGACAGGGGCGTTGTCCAGGGAGATTGAACGCAGAGAAGCCTTAAGGAAAACTGAGAAGCGCTACATATCCTTGGATCGCAGGTGTCTTCGGGTTTTAACGGACGACGGTTTTACGGAATACCACAAAAGGGACAACCCTGAGTGGGAGGTCAACGACTGCTGTACCCCGGTCGCCATCCGAAACCTGCACGGTGGCTGGTTCTACCCGGATTTCCTGGTTAAGAGCGGACTAAAAAGCAGCGACAAGGGTTTCCTAAAGGAGGGGCTTTACTTTTGGTTTGAGCTGGCTAAGCTACCTGAACAGGACGGGGTTTTGTATGTCGGCCCCGGCGACTATCGTGTTGTCATCCAAGGCTTCGAGGTGGCTCGGGTGGCCCTTTGGGGTCGGAAAGACTTCATGGAGCCCGACCCGGTAATCGAATTACCGAATGAACAATGGGAGTTGTTGTTGAGTCACGGCCAACACAGTCTAATATTCGACACGGCACGAGACGTTTTCAAACACGTCAAAAACATGAAAAAGAAAGGTCTATTGTGAAAAACGAAACCTACCGTGGTTTGAACGCGCAATTAAATCTATTTGGGGATGACGGACGCATCCAGCTAGAGAAGGACAAGGAGGCGGCGCACGCCTACTTCTTGGAGGTGGTGAACCCCAACACGGTCTTCTTCCATACGCTGGAGGAGAAAATCGACTACATGGTCGATGAGGGCATGTGGGACGCGAAGGTTGTCCGCCGGTTCGACTTCCAAGTCACTAAGGAACTTTTCAAGCGCGCCTACGACAAAAAATTCCGGTTCCCGACGTTCCTTGGCGCGTACAAGTTCTACAGCCAGTACGCCATGAAAACCCTGGACGGCAGCCGCTGGTTGGAGCGTTTTGAGGATCGGGTTGTTTTGAACGCGCTCGCCTATAGTAGTAGCATCCGCCACGCGGAAACAATGATCGACCTGATTATGGCGGGGGTTTTCCAGCCCGCGACGCCAACGTTCCTAAACGCGGGACGAGTCCGCGGTGGTAAGCCGGTATCGTGTTTCCTACTGCGCATCGAGGACAACATGGAGTCCATTGCCCGCGGAATCCACGACAGCCTGCAGCTGTCCAAAAACGGCGGGGGTGTGGCCCTGCTGCTCAGTAACATCCGCGAGGAGGGTGCCCCGATTAAGGGGGTCGAAAACCAGTCCTCCGGCATCATCCCGATCATGAAGCTGCTGGAGGACTCCTTCTCCTACGCCAATCAGCTTGGCGCGCGCCAAGGCGCGGGTGCGGTGTATCTACACGCCTGCCACCCGGACATCATGAAGTTCCTGGACACCAAGCGCGAAAACGCGGACGAGAAAATCCGCATCAAAACCCTGTCGCTTGGGGTTGTCGTGCCTGATGTTTTGTTTGAGTTAGCCCGTGAAGGCGCTGACTTGGCGTTGTTCTCTCCTTACGACGTTGAGTATGTGCATGGCGCTCCCTTGTCCGATTTGTCAGTTGACGAAAAATACTGGGATATGGTGTCAGACGACCGCATCCGAAAAGAGTGGGTATCGGCCCGTAAACTCCTGCAGCGCATCTCTGAAATCCAGTTCGAATCAGGGTATCCTTACCTCATGTTCGAGTCCGCGGCGAATGAGGGCAACCCGGCGCCAAACCTGGGCCGCATCAACATGTCGAACCTGTGCTCGGAAATCATGCAGCCTAACGCTGCCTCCACATGGAAGCCAAACGGAGAGATGACCGGGGTCGGGGCTGACATTTCCTGCAACCTCGGTTCAGTCAACATCGCCCGCATTCTCGAATACGTCGAAGGCGCTCGTGCCGTGGGCGAGTTCGCGGAACCGGTTGAGTTGGTGCAGGGTACTGTGTTCTTCTACGTAGTGAAAAGCATCGTGGAGTTCCTGTCCGCCGTGGCCGACGCAGCCAACCAGGACGGGGACCAGGAAATCAATCCCTCCATCACCAAAGGCAACGCCAACACCCGCGCTATTGGTATCGGCCAGATGAACCTGCACGGTTATTTGATTTCTCAGGGCATCAAATACGATTCTCCAGAGGCCCGTGCGTTCTTCTCCGCCTACATGCGCGTGTTCACCCAGGCCGCAATCCTATCCAGTCAGATGTTGTGCTTCTCTGATGAATGGGAAGGTAAAGGAGCTGTCAAAACATGGGCCCCCGCTGCTGGCTGGGAATCAAGCGACTGGGCTAACGGCAGGAAGCAGGCTAAACTGCAGAAGGCGCACCTGGAGGCCAACAAGCGGCACGAAGGGGTTGATATTCCGGCTCCGAAGTGGCTGCTAATGGAGCTCGCGGACTTGGACTTCACTCGTACCAAGCGGACGCCGATGGCGAACCTGTTCCTGCAGGCGATTCCGCCGACAGGCTCCATCTCCTACATCAACCACTCCACCGCATCCATCCACCCAGTTACCGCTGCCGTGGAGACCCGTAAGGAGGGGAAGATCGGGCGTGCCTACTACCCGGCTTTCGGTTTGACCGCCGACAACTACGAGGGTGTGGAGACCGCGTATCAGACCAGCCAGAAGGCCGTGATTGACATGTACGCGGAGGCCGCTCCGTTCGTGGACCAGGGGATTTCCTCCACATTGTTCCTGCCGGACACCTCCACAACCGCGGATTTGACCCGCCTGCACATGCACGCGTGGCGCAAGGGGTTGAAGTCTCTGTATTATGTCCGGATTCTGCAGAAAGCCATCGAGGGCACCAACAGCGCGGAATGCGTGTCCTGTAGTCTGTGACCCAAAACACAACGTCTTTCTTTGACGTTTAAAAGCCAACCTGGTATGGTTTAAACCGTACCAGGTTTTGTTCTCTAGAGGAAGAGGAAAACATGAAAGCATCCCTGCAATTCAAAAACAAGCAGGCGCACATGAAACTCGTCGATGCGACGGACGACATTGGCGCCGAAGAGTTCAACGAAATGTTCGACTCCTTGGTCGAGGAGTTCGTCGCCGGATCAACCAAAATCGGCTTCGAGGACATCGCCGCGTTCTGCTACACCATCGTCAACGCCAAGGAAGTGGCGTCACGGTCCTTCGACATCAGCCACCTGCGGAACACGCCAAGCGGCAAGAAATTGGCCGAGTCGATTGTCTTCACCTACACCAGTATGTCGGAGGATTGGACTATCGTCTTCGACGAGGAGAAACCGCTCGGCCAGCGACTGTACGCCGAGTCCACCGCTAATGACGCCGAAAACGCCGAGGCTTTCCTTGGTTTGTGCCGCAACGAAATCCTCGGGCTGTTCGGTAGCTGCCTGGTTGCCGACAACATTGGCGAAACCCCATACATGGAGGCGATGCTGGGATCAATGGTCACGACCCGACTAATGCGAGCCGCCATCGAAGACAAAGCAAGCCTGGAAGGACTAATCTGATGAATTTCTCCCCTGTTGACTGGAACAACCCCGACCAAGCCATTGACCTTGAGGTTTGGAACCGCATGACCGGCAATTTCTGGCTACCGGAGAAGATCGCGCTGTCAAACGACCTGCCGTCGTGGCGCCGCCTGGACGAAAACAAGCAGAGGGCCGTAGTGCGCGCGTTCGCTGGTTTGACGGTTCTAGACACCCTGCAGGCCGAGGTAGGCGCTGGAGCCGTCGCCAAGCACGCCCGCTCCCATCACGAGGCCGCCAACATGGCGTTCATTGGCGGAATGGAAGCCATCCATGCCCGCTCCTACAGCTCCATTTTCGCCACACTGGTCTCCAGCGAGCAAAACAAGGAGGCTTTCGAATGGGCCAGCGAAAACAAGTGGCTCCAAGCACAAGCTAATATTGTCAACAATCGATATGAGCACCTGGACCCCTACTGGACCCGCGTTCACAGCGTCATGCTGGAGTCCTTCCTGTTCTACACCGGCTTCTACCCCGCGCTGCGCCTCGTTTCGGAGGGTTCCCTCCCCAACACGGCTGACATCATCCGTCTCATCATGCGCGACGAGGGCGTGCACGGCTTCTACATTGGCTTGAAGGCTCAGGCGATCCGACCCCTGCACATGCGTCCGAGCCGTGTCACGGAACTCGTGTCGGCGCTGATGCATCCGATGGTCCCCTACGTTCAGGAACTATACGAGGGCACCGGCTGGACCGAAGACGTCATCAAGTTCGCCAAATACAACGCCAACAAGGCGCTCACCAACCTTGGGGAGGAGCCGTATTTCCCGGACAACGAAACCAACGTGTCGCCGCAGGTGCTGGCCCAGATGGTTGTCGACGCTAATGAAACCCACGACTTCTTCTCCGGCTCCGGCTCCTCCTACGTGATGGGCAAGGCGGAGGAAATCAGTGAAGACGAGTGGGGGAGCATGTGATGGATGTTCTCCTGGACACCCGCCAAGGCGGTCTTGTGGCCGCCTGGTCGGGTAAAGTCCCGAAACTTGAGGTCGCGTTGAAGCGTCTCGGCTTCCAGTTCAGCGACTTCGGCGAGTACTCCGCACCAACGCTAACTCTTGGCCTGCTGCGGGAAACCAAGAAGGCGGCAGCAGAGTTCGGCCGCGTGAAGGCCAGTAAGCTTCTCCGCGAGTGGGTAGCGTCAACAAAGGCGCGCGGCGCACTGCAGCACGCGGACTCGGACGCGGAGATCGCGGAACCGCTGCTTCGCGACTACCCGAAAACCGCGGAGGCGCTGAGGCCGTACCAACGCGCGGGTGTCGAGTTCATCCGAACCAATAACTCTGTGTGGCTGGCAGACCACCCTGGTTCTGGTAAACCCCTGCAGGCTATCGCAGGGATCGTCTCCCGCGACATCGAGGGCGACATTCTTGTGCTATCCCCATCCATTGCCACACAGGTGACGTGGCCGGAGGAAGTCAAGCGCTGGGCCCCTGACGACGATGTTCTGGTTGTGACTGGTGGCCGCAAACGACAGGAGGAGATTCTGGCGAAGCTGCAGTTCGAGTCGAAGACTCGGCGCCGCTGGGTTTTGTGCAACCTGGAGATGGCGCGTATGAAGTACAACAAGCCTGTCGAGGTGGAGGGCCGCATCCACAAAGGCTGGTGGTCCCATCATTTTCCGGAGCTGTTTTTCCTCGACTACGGGGCTTCGAAGCCAAAAAACAAGAGGCTGTGGGCTGCCGTCATTGTGGACGAGTCGCACCGTGCGCTCACCACCACGAAAAGCCAACCCTACAAACAAAGCCAAATCCGCGCTGGTATGGGCAACCTGGCGGTGAAACCTGGCGGACTGAAGCTCGCGGTGTCCGGTACCCCTTTCCGCGGGAAGCTGGAAAACGCCTGGGGAACCTTGAACTGGTTGGCCCGTGACGAGTACAAAAACTTCTACGGCTGGGCCGCCGAGTGGTTTGAGGTGTCGTATCGGGCGATTCACACCATGAACGGTGAAGTAAACACCACCACTGTCGGTGACCTGTTGCCTGGCCGCGAGCCGCTGTTTTACGAGGATTTGGCGCGGTTTATGCTGCGCCGCACCAAGAAGGAAATCGCGCCGTGGCTGCCCGACAAAACCTACGCCGGTACCCTGCACGAAATGGCCGACGAGATCGACTCCGAGGGCGTCAAATCCAGGCTTGTTGGTCACTGGTTGAACATGGGCACTAAACAGGGCAAGGCGTACCGCCAAATGGAGGAGGAGGCGATAGCCAACCTCGACTCTGGCACGCTCATTGCTAACGGTGTCTTGGCTGAAATGACGCGCCTAAAGCAGTTCGCGGGAACCTACGGCAAACTACGCCGCTTCATCGACTCTGATGGCTTCGAGGACAGTGAGTTTTTGCCGGAGCTGCCGTCCAACAAACTGGACTGGCTGTTTTCGTATCTTGACGAAATCGGCATTAACAAGGACACCCGCAACGAGCATGGACCGCATGTGCAGAAGATTGTCATCGCCAGTCAGTTCACCCGCACCATTAACCTGTTTGCGGAAACGATGGAGAAGAAGGGTATTGACACGGTTCGCATCACAGGCCAGGTCGGCGGGGATGATCGCGCCGAGGCTGTGCGCGAGTTCCAGTCGGACGACGGAGCCAAGGTCATGCTGCTCAACACCCTGGCAGGCGGCGTTGCTTTGACGTTGGACCGCGCCGACGACCTGGTTATCCTGGACGAGACTTTCATCCCGGACGACCAGGAGCAGGTTGAGGACCGCATTCACCGCGTGTCCCGCAACCACAAGGTCACCATCCACTATCTGCGCACCCTAGGCACCATCGAGGAGTCGATTGCCTTGAAAACAGCGGAGAGGGATGACCTGCAGAAGAGAATCATCGACGGGGAAAGAGGAGTCGAATATGCCAGAAGCCTACTCTAGCGAGACCGAGAAACACCTGTCGGCGTCGGGCCGACGCCTGTTCAAGAAGTGCCCGTGGGCCTACCAGATGCGATATGTAGAGGGCATCAGCCCCATCGCTAATATCAGCCTCCCGCTGGTGTTTGGTGGGCTGATTCACGAGGCACTGGAGGGATGGTATGTTCCAGGTCGAGAACGCGGCGTGCCGCCGTGGGAGACGTTCAAGGATGGCTTCCAAAAGGCTGCCGTGGACCCGGAAAACGCCGGTATTTTCGTCGACGAGCAGGACTACCAGGTGAACCTCGATCTTGGCCTGGACATGCTGCGCGGGTATGTGGAGCACTACGGGGAGGAGCCGCATCTAGAGGTGATTCAGCCTGAGCTGGAGTTTCAGGTTCCGCTCAAATACAAGACCCTGGACGGGGAGGATCGCCGCTCAATTATGGGTTTCCTTGACCTGGTGTACCGGGACCACTCAAACAGCGGCACGTTGCACATCATGGAGCACAAGACCGCGAAAAGCCTGTCAAATAGCAACCAGTTCCTGCCACTGGACGAGCAGGCGTCGGTGTATCTTGTCGTGGCTACGCAAACCCTACGCGACCGCGGGTTGATTGGTTCGAAGGAGGTCGTGCACAACATGGTGTACAACTACCTGCAGAAAACCATGTCAGACACTCGTCCACGCAACCCTCAGGGGCTGGTGTGCAACAAGCCGAAGAAGGAGCACTACATCGCAACACTGCTGGCAGCAGGGGTTGAGATGGAGGCTCCAGAAAAAATCTCGGTCAAGGATTTGACAAAACTAGCCGAGGATGCCAAACTAACAGTGTTCGGCGATCCAAGCGCAGTGCAACCGGCCCCCCGGTTCGCACGTAAACTGGTGGCCCGCAACACCAAGGAGATGAAGAACCAGGTTCTTCGCCTCCGGCAGGATTTGATGATGATTGATGCGACGGAGCGCGAGCTTCTGCCGACAGTCAAAAATCCAACCCGCGACTGCGGTTTCTGCGAGTTTTCGCAACTATGTATACTTGACGAACAGGGGTCACTTGACCTCGACGGTGAACTTGTTCGCCGTTCCTACACAAGAAGGAGCTAGCCAAATGGCTGTTTACCACATTTCCTACACCACTAAGCCCCAGGACAACTTCGTTGCTGACGAAGACCTGAAGACCAAGCGTGTTGACGCTTCCTCCGCTCCCCGTGCCGTGGAGAAGGTTATCTCCGGCCTCATCAAGGGCGGCGTCGTGACCAGCCGCAAGCAGGTCAAGGTGCTGGAAGCCAAGCTCGGCGCCTAAGCCAAGCCAAGACGACTGAAAGAAGGCTTGAAATGCCTATACAAATGCCACCTCACATCTGGCTCAAGGAGTGGCAAACCATATGGCCGGACATGCAAGAAAAAATGTACAAAGGAAAGCTAACTGCCGTCCGGGTCATGGAGTACAAAAAAGAGTCAGAGTGGAACAAGTTCTATATCGATGTGCCGATCATCACTGACTCCGGTTGGCCCATGAATGAGGTGGAGCAGGCCGAAAAGTGTGTGGAGTTCCTGCACGACGAGGGCCTAGAAATCATCGTGACGCCGGAAGATAAGGTAAGCCAGTTCGCTTCCGCTGAGGCCGCGAAACTACTTACCGGCAAGCCAGTAAACATCCGTGAGATTGGGGAAAACCATGTCGTTTCTTGATGACATCGCAACCGCTGAGGTTGTCGAAGAGAAAATCAACATTTTGATTTTCGGACAGTCCGGCGTCGGTAAAACCACCTTCGCGGGCTCCGGCCCCGACAACGGCGAAAAGGTTCTCATCCTCAGCATCGAGGACGGCCTCCGTTCCATCGCCAAAGAAGGCAACAAAACCCAAATCAAGCGCATCAGCACTTGGGGCGAAATGCTTGAAGCAGCGGACTACATCGAGCAGCACCCGCACCAGTGGGATTGGGTTGTGATCGACTCGGTCTCCCACATGCAGGAGAAACTAATATGGTCCGACATCGTGGAGCGCGGCATCGCCCGCAACCCGGAGCGGAAAGAATACTCTACCCGCCAGCTGCAGGAGTACAACGAAGCGAAAAACATGTTCATGAACATCCTCGAACGCTTCATGTCCTCCGACGCGAACATCATCATGATTGCCTTGTCCGAGGTGTCGGAGGACCAGGAGGGAGACTCCTATGTGCACCCGAACATCGCGGGCCAAAAAGGCGGACTCGCGCAATGGCTGGTGTCCCGCTGCAACCTGGTTGGCTTGCTTCGGTTCGGAAAAGTCGCCGACAAACAAGGCAAGACGCGGTTGGTTCGCCAGCTGGAGTTCAAGTCCCGGCCTGGGGCCTCCATCAAGGACCAAACCTCGCTGTTCGCCAAGCCGATCACGCAGCCAACCTTGGCGAAACTCGCCACGAAACTCGCGGAAACCAGCCCCAAAACATCAAAGAAGACGTAGAAAACAAGAAAGAGGAATAGGAAATGGCTCAGAAGCTATCCTTCTCCAATATTGCTGTCCCCGACCAGAAAACAATTGAGCAGGCCGCGTTCCAGGGCTACACCGGTCCCACCCCGCCTCCCGGAAAGTACAGGGCAAAGCTCGCCGGAGTTCAAATTCAGGCCCGAGATACCGGAAACGTCTTTGTTGTTCGCTACGTCATCAACGAGACTGGCGAGCTGAAGAAGTACAACGGTTGCGCGATCTTCGACCGCCTCACCCTTCCTGAACAGCAAAAGGACGGAGAGTACTACACCATCCGCCTCCGCTCTTTCAATGACTTCTGCCAGGCCGCATCCGAAGGTAAAGGCACTCTGCGTGACTTCACTAAGGCCCTCGCAGATGGCAAGTACAAGGTCGAGGAAACCCAGCGAGATGGCACCTTCAAGCTTCTGGTTGTTGCCGGTAAGCTATTCAACTTCAATAAAGAACACGACGTCTTCATTGAATTGCGCCACTCCCCTAACGCAAATGACGTCAACAACCCGTACCTGAATGTTCGCTACATTGTCATGGCCGACACAGCTCGTCTGTGGGCTGGCGAGGAAGACAACGCTGCCGCCGAAGACGATGTTGTCGACATCACTGATGTCACCGAGGAGATCGACGATGATGAAGTCGATGGCCTAGATGAAGACGACGATGATGACTTCGACGACTTGGACGACCTGGACTAGGAGAAAACAATGCTTGCCTCAACCCGCGATCTCGAAATCGACTTCTACACCCTCCAATCATGCGGGCAGTGCGACGTAATGAAGCGGAAGCTCAACGAATGGCGAGAGCATGTGCCGGAGCGTCTAAAGGGTCATATCGATGTGCGAATACATCAACTAGAAGATATGACCGAAGAGGAACGCTCAGCCTTGGCAAAGGAGTATGGCGCGGTATCTGCTCCTGTAGTGGTAGTCAAACACCTGAAAAAGTACTCAGGGCCCGTCACTCACGTAACCTCTGGCTTGCAGCCAGACCGCCTCATCGACATGTTAGATGATGATGTAGTTGCATGGGACGACCCCGACGACCTATAATCACCTGTAGCCAGAACCAGCTGGCTTGAAGGATGTTTAAACGCCCTCGGATATACTCTGGGGGCGTTTTCTCTAGGAGAAAACAATGAGATTTGTTTCACTGCACGGGCACACGTCGTTCTCGTTCGGGGACGGACACGGCAGCCCCGCCGCGCACGTTGAGCGCGCAAAACAACTCGGCATGTCGGCCATTGCGGTCACCGAGCATGGTAATGTTTCAAGCCACGTGCAACTAGAAAAAGCCTGCAAAGACGCAGGAATCAAACCCATTTTCGGGGTTGAAGCATATGTTGCTCCCCCGCAAACCAAAGCAAAGTTTCACCAAACTATTCTCGCCATGACCCAGCAGGGGTACAGGCAGCTCAGCCGACTCGTCACCATGTCGTATGACGAGGGCATGTACCACAAGCCAACCATCCACCCTGAGTGGTTGTTGGACCCGAAGCTCACCAGCGACTTGGTTGTTTTGTCCGGCTGCGCTGATAGTTGGCTATCCTGCACTATCGCTGGAGGAAAAGGAACTGATTACGAGCGGATTGATAAGGCTGAGCAGGTTGAGTTGCTGACGGAGGAGGACAAGGCCACCCGCTACGCCGAGGCGTTCTGCCTAGTGGAAAACTACCTAGACTGCTACGGCGACCGCTTCTACCTGGAGGTTCAACGTTTCAAAAACTACGCGCGCACCCGCCTCATCAACCAACAGTTTTGCCTCCTGTCGGATGATCTCGGCGTTCCGCTTGTCGGCACCGCCGACGTACACTACCCCCTGCCGGAGGACTGGTCGACACAGCTGGCCCTCAACTCTATCGCGTGGAAAGTGCCAGAGGAGGAGCTGTCCGCGAAACGCGACTACAGCGCCGACCCGTGCACTTTCCCGCTTAGCGACAAAGAGTTCGCCAGAGACCTAATTGCCGCCGGTGTGCCGAAAGACAAGGCCATCCAGGCCACCAAAAACACGGCCAAGGTCGCAGATCGGCTTAACGTGGTGCTGCCGAAAACCCCGGACGTGCGTTTCAGCGGTTCCGACGGAACAGATGAAACCGCGCAGAGGATGCTGGTCGACCACATCAAAAAGGGCCTGCATCGACGGGCTGAGAACCCGCGGTTCAAGAAGGACTATGTGGGCCGGAAACAGGAGTACCTGGACCGGATCAAGAAGGAACTGGCGGTTATTAAACCGAAGGGCTTCTCTGACTACTTCCTCATCAACGAGCAAATCATCGGCTGGGCCAAGTCTCAAGGTATCGCCGTCGGCCCGGCGCGTGGCTCTGCCGCTGGCTCCCTGGTGTGCTTCCTGCTGAGTTTGACCGAAATCAACCCTATGCTGTACCCAGAAATGCTGTTTGAGCGGTTTCTGGACCCTGGTCGTGAAGACCCGCCGGATATTGACACCGACTATGAGAACGAGCGGCGCCACGAGGTGTTCGAGTATGCGCGCACCCAATACGGGGACGCCAACGTCGGAAACATCCGCAACTTCACCAGGTACAAGGGCAAAACCGCTGTCAAGGACGTGGGCCGGTCCCGCAACATCCCTCTACCAAAGGTCGAGCGTTACGCTTCCTTGATCGGCGAACCTCCGTTTGGCGACCCCCGCGAGTTCAACTCCGCCGAGGATGCCGCCACCTCGTTTAAGGAGTGCGCCGACATTCTAAATGAGCACCCGGATTTGGAGCGTGCTTTCCGTATTGAGGGTGATATGAAAACCTTTAGCGTGCACGCTGCTGGGATGGTTATTAGTAACCTGCCAATCCACGAAACTTGCGCTGTGTACAAAACCAAGAAGACCAGCGGGGAAGAAGCGGATGCCATTGCTTTCGACAAGCGGGACGCGGGCTACCTAAACATGCTGAAACTGGATTGCCTTGGTCTAATCACCATGTCGACAATTGCCGACGTCATCAAAATGACGCCGGGGCTTACCCTGCAGGACATGTACGACCTGGAGTTCAACGACCCGAAAGTGCTTAAAGCTTTCGCCGACGATGACTTGACTGGTATTTTCCAATTCGAGGGCCGCTCCACCCGCGGGATCGTTCGGGATATTTACACAGGCCGCGATGTCGTTCCGACGTTCATGCAACTCGCCGACATCAACGCACTGTCTCGGCCCGGCTCGCTGTCCAGTGGAATGACCGGCCGCTACATTAAGGTTGCGCGCGGCGAGGACCGAAAGTCTCTGCACCCAGTCGTCGACAAGATTCTGGAGAAAACCAACGGTTGTCTTGTGTATCAGGAGCAGGTGATGCACATCGGCAAACAGTTCGGAGGCCTGTCCGACCACGAGATTGGCTTATTGCGCAAGATTATCGGCGCGAAGAAGGCCGGTGGCGCGTTTGATGAGTTCTGGGCCAAGTTTAAGGAAGGCTCAGCGCGGCTGCATGGGGCCAGTGAGAAGCTGGCACGCGAAATCTGGGACTACATGGCGGCGTCCAGCTCCTACCTGTTTAATGCTTCCCACGCCATTTCCTACGCCGCCGTGGCGTATTGGTGTATGTGGCTGAAGGTTTACCACCCCGCGGCCTTCTACGCGGCTTCTTTGCGTTCAGCTGCAAAGAAAAACAAGAAGAAGGACTCGGTTGACCCGCAGTTGCCAATTATGCAGGATGCAGTCGCGCACGGCGTCACCGTCAGCCCGCCGATCCCTGGCATTAGCCGAGCGAGTTGGTGGATTAACGAGGAGGGCTCAGGCGTTGTTGCCGGATACACCCAAATCCCAGGCATCGGCCCCCGCGTGGCGGAGGGCATTATGGCCCTGGAGTCTGTGACATCGTGGAGTGACTGCCTACCTGTTCGAGGTTTCGGGCCTAAAGCCCTGGATAAGGCCGAGGCTTTCTGCGCCAGCGGAGACCCGTTTGGTATCTCGCTAAGCGTCTCGGTTATTTCAGCTGTTCGAGACGCCATTGTTGACGGCAGAGTCGCTCTACCTCACCCCACAACCGACCCCGCTCTTATGACAGGCCAGAACGGCCAAATCGAGACCTACATTGGCCATATTGTGGCTATTAAACTCGTCGACGTCATCCAGGACACCTGCACCCGCGAGAACAAAGCCCGCGAGCAGGTTGTTGCTGAGATGGAGCGACCAGAGTTGTCGACCAAGGCGAAAATCATCACAATGGCCTCGAATGGTGTGGAGGTGCATGTGAACGTGTCCAGATACAACTACCCCCGCCTAAGGCAGGAGTTTGAGGGGCTGGACCTATCCAAGCCACATGTGGTTCACACCACAGGCAAGGTTTCCACAGACTTCGGTCCTGCTGTACAGGCGTCACAGGTTACAGTTTTTGAGATGGAGGAAGAAAAATGAGCTACAGCGACGTGATCCAAATGTCGATGGAGTCCGCTCCGTTGGCGATAATCGGGGTTGATCCAGGGGTTACCACCGGAGTCGCCATCGCAACTCTACAAAGAAAAGAGATCGGCTCTCTGGCGGACGTGTTCGTGGAGATGGGGCAGCTGTCGTATGGTTTCAGTGGAAACGGCTTCGATATCATCGAGTCCGCCAGCGCTGAGGAGGGTGAGGCAAAGGTTGCGGCAGAGATTGCACAGCTGGTGCGCACAGCTGTTTTACACGGAAGCCGTGTTGTCCTGGTTATTGAGGACTTCGTTGTCCGCCGGTTCGACAGCAGCCGCGAGTTCCTGTCCCCAGTGCGCATCACGGCCAGGATACAACAAGAGCTATTCAACGACACGATCTGTCAAGGGGTAACAGTAGCGACGCAGTCTCCGTCCGACGCCAAACAAACCTGCACTGATGAGAGGATGAAGAAATGGGGAATCCAGCCCAAGATACACAAGGACCGTCACGGATTGGATGCGGCAAGACACTGCGTCTTGTTCATCCGCAAGTTGATGGCCAATCCGAACCAGACGCTCCCTGGCTAGTCTCCTACGCTGACATCGCGTGGCTCGCAGGCTGGAAGCGCGGCGAAGTTCCGCGTAGGCGTTTCCAGGAGGCTGCAAAACGTCTCGGTGTCGGATGGCACACCTGGTTTAACCGGAGGGGAGTTTTCTACCCTGAGGAGGCTCTGGAGGTGGTCAAGGAGATCGCCGGTAGGTTCGACAGCTCGCCGCACGTTGACTACCCCTACGTAGAAGCCAATGTCCTGTCGGCTGGAACCGACCTCGCCGACGGCTACCCGTCCCACACTCTCTCCCGGCTAATCCACGGTGACCCCGACTGGGGTGACAGCGCGCGGTTGTTTAGGTTGAGAAGGGGAAATGAGGACGGATGGATCGTGGCCCCGGAGCACCCCTGCATGAACTTGTACCCCTGGATCAAAAGCGGTACTCTTGTTTTTCGTAGAGATGCTATCGAAGAACTAGAAAAGGCAGGATACATTGTCGAGTAGGGAACTTGCTTACAGTGAGGCTTCGGAGGCGATGCGACAAACCCTCAAATCCATCGAGCTTGATAAGCAACATAAAGTATACGGTCGAGAAGGCACCCAGGAGGTCGCCTGGCTGGCGAATGAGCCGTTGAGCATGGAGGACTTGGGTGACACCATCTGGGCCTCCCTGGCGGCCGCTGGGTTTGTTTTGACACATGACCCGGATAGGGCCCGGCCAGAGGAGCTCATGGTGGCGTTCACGGTTCGTCAAGCTGCGCAGCATGAGTCGTGAGCTGAAACCCCCATGCGAAACGCGCGGGGAGCTTTTCGAGTTGTATCGAAGCCAGGAAGAAACAGACGGCCAACGAGGGTACCGCATTCCACTTGCTTTGGCGGTGTGCGAAACATGCCCTTTGAACCTAAAGAAACGCTGCGCCAAGACGCGACCTGAGGGCCGGTTCGGTCATATCGGCATCTGGGGTGGAGAGATCGGAGTAAAGAATGAAGGCTAGAGAAGCATATACTAGAGCGGGATGGCCGGTGGTAGTTCCTGTATCCAGCGGGAAAAAGTACCCACCAGCCGAAGGGGTAACAGGAAACGTACCGGCTCCGAGCCACAAAGAGATGTTGGAGATATGGGAAAAGTATACGCCGACACAGCCTAACCTAGCGCTGCGCTTGCATTCTGGCCGAGATGACTTCGACGTCATTACCGTGGATGTCGACCACTACGGAGTAAAAACTGGCGTCGACACGATCCGCGAGCTAGAGAGGCAATTAGGAGCGTTCCCGTGGGCTGCTCCTATGTCGACTCGTCGCGACCCATCTACACGGACGGGACAGTATTTCTTCCGCGTGCGTAAAGGCATGTCATGGAAGGGAGCCATCGGCCCTGGTGTCGATGTAATCCAGGATACTCACCGGTATGCTGTGGTGTACCCGAGTATCGTCGAGGGCCTACAGTACCGCTGGTATGTGGACGGCGAACCGTCCGATATTCCTAACATCGACGATCTGCCGTGGCTCCCCGACGCCTGGCAAGACTACACTTCCGCTGGCGCGGCCAAAGAACACCACAACAAGTCCAAATCCAAGGTAGCAGCCGCGCCGCGCGGTAAGGCTCGGATGCGCGCCGCCATTAGTTGGCTCCGTGAAAACACCCTCCGCTACGGCCACAAGGACGCGCTGCCGACCGAGGCGATGCAGAAGACATACGGACCAGAATTCGTAGAGGCTCTTGGAGGAAACGCGCACGACACAATGTTGGCGGCTGTGCATCAAGCGGTTCGTCTGGCCCTAGAGGCTCATACAGGCTTGAAGGTGGCCCTTTCTCGGATTCGTCGCGCTTTTGTTGATGAGGTTACAGGCTCTCGCGCTGGTGCGTCGCGACGTACCGAGGAGTCCGCGTTGGCGGAGTTCGAGCGCGCGCTAATCGGCGAGGTGGAGAAGGCTGAGGTTGAATCCGCAAACGGGACTCGTTTCCTCAGCCAAGATGTCGATGAGGAGGTGCTTATGAGGCTCAATCGGACATTCTTACGTCAGGCTGCGGTTAAACGTCCAAAAGGAGTTGACTTGTCGTTATTCCGCGACACAGATCGCGCGCATGCTGAGATGTTTGCGGCGTATTGGGGTCAAGACGTTTTAGTCACACGTGACAAAAACACCAAAGAGTTTGCCGTTTGGGACGAGGAGACCAAGCGTTATTCATTTCGCACTCAAAACGAGATGTTCCAACTTCTGTACACTGCAACCTCAGATCGTATCCGTTACGAAGCAGACAAGATTGCACAGCGCGCGGCTGAGCTAAAGAATGCTCTTGGTTCTCGCCAGGCCCCGCCGGACACCGACGACCCGGACGATCTTTTCTCTGAAGCCAACAACCTGCGAAAACGCGCAGACAGTATCGAGTCGACTTCTAGGAGCCTGAATATCCTGAAACAAGTTCACTCTGTCTACGACCAGCCATCCGCGATCCAGGATTTTGATTCAACCCCAGGCCTCATTGGTTTGCTTGGTGGAGAAACCATTGACGTAGGAAGTCTGGACTCAATCGGTTACGCGCGCATATCTAAGCGAAAAGACCGTCTAACAATGAATACGCAAGTCCGCTTGGTTCCAAACGCAAAGCACCCTGGATGGAATAAATTCCTTGACAAATTCCTTCCGGACCCAGAACTACGCAAGTTCACGCAAAAGGTGCTCGGATACTCCCTCGTCGACGGGAATCCGGAGAAGATCGTCGTGTTCTTGTGGGGGCCGTCGAACACCGGCAAAACGACCATCCTGGAGGCATGCGGCGCGGCATTAGGCGATTACGGCGGAACCATTGACGCAAGTGCCCTATTCGGAAAGAGTAACCGAAGCGGCCCGGCCCCAGAGCTTATTGACAGTTTCTTCCGGCGGTTCGTCTTCATGTCTGAGGTCGGCGACACGCATGTTCTGTCGGCAAACGCCATCAAACAGGCCACCGGTAACGACACCCAGAAGAACCGCTTGCTCTTCTCCAACGAGATGATTTCTGGCTCGCCGAAATTTACCCCCTACATCTCCACCAACACGGTCCCGGAGGTTAAAGGATCAGACAAGGCACTAGCCAACCGCCTTGTTGTAATCCCATTCCTTAGCGAGAATAAGCCTTCAAAGGTGAAGTGGGAAGAAGATGTGCGACGCAACCCGGAAATCCAGTCCGCTGTTCTCGCGTGGCTACTCGAGGGCTGCCGAATGTACCTCGAAGAAGGGCTGGACCGAGATAGTTTCCTTGTTGAGGTAAGCAATGCCTCCGCTGAGTTCGCTTCTGATGTTGACCCTGTGTCAGAATTTATTGCCGAGACGCTGACAACCGGAGTCGACGGAGAGATTATGGAAGACCAACTATGGACCTTATGGCAAGAATGGTGCCTTGTGCGCGGCCTACGGGACTCTGAGGTAGGTGACCGACGGCGCCTGCGCAAGAGACTTAAGGGCCACGGGATCAACAACCGTAGAACGATGGACAAAGACAGGAAACATTATCGTCTTTTTGTTGGAGTAAGCGTTAAATAAAAGAACCCCCGCCTCAGTAAAGAGTAGCGGGGGTTTCGTCACCTGTGACGATTACTTAGCAAGGTTGCTGCGCATCTTGTCGAACAGGGATTCAATGTCGGTGCCAACAAGGTCACTGACCGTGGCTTCGGGCTTGCGATGCTTGCCTTCCGCTCCGGCAGTCGGGGCAGCCTTGACGACTTCTTTGTTCTTGTCGGCGATGAAGTGCGTCAGCTCTTCTACCACCTTGTTGGTGATGTCCTGAGCGTTGCTCGGGGACACGCCGTTCTTGGTGAGGCGAGTGGACAGGGCCGCCAGAAAAGCGGCAGCAGCGCCAACGATCACCGCAGACTTGTCAACGCGACCAGTGGACGCGAACGTGGCTGCGATGGCAGCGAGCGCACCCGCGAGGGAGCCGACGAGGGAGTTGACGGTGTTGGCGTAGCGGCGGTACAGGGACTGTCCGGCGACATAGTCACCAACAGCGACACCGACCTGGCTGAAAAGGTTGTTAGCCATTTTTACTTTGCAATTCCTTCCTTGACCATCCGGTCATGAACAATCTTATCAGGGTCTTGACCAAGGGCCCGGATAATGAAATCCATTTTCGCCTCAAGGCCGTAGGTGCGGGCATCACCGATGCCAGCCCACTCCTCGGCGGACATGAAACGTTCAGGGTTGATACGGGACTGAATCTGCATATTGAGCAGTTCCTCCAATTCGTCTAGTTCTTTGGGTGGATTGTTCGAGTAGGCGTACCCCTTCGGCGGGATCATGGTCGCCATCTGCTCGAACGAGCAAGCGTACTCGAAAGGCCAGAAGCCGGAGTCCGCGACATGGAAGTGTCGGCGTCCGCCGTTCACCTCGTAGCCGACGATACACACATAGTGGTACACAGTGCCACCGCCGTAGGACGGGGTGGTGGTGCCCAGGGTGGCCTGCGGGTAGTTGCTCGGCGGAACCACGATGTTGGCGATCACCGGGAAACCAGCGCGAATACTGCGTTTCACGTTCTGCCAGAAGTCCTCCGACTCCGCGTAGGTCGGCGGGTCGTGCGGCATGTCGACCGTCACGTAGTTGGCGCCTGGGGCGTACTCTTCGATTACCGGCGGGAACAGGCCGATGTAGTCGGTCCCGTCCTCCGTGGTGCGCAGCTTCTGTGCGAGCTCAGCCTCCGGCACAAGTCGGCCAATCAGCGAGCTCAGCAGGGTTTGGGTGGATGCGGGACCGCACCAGTACCCGGTTTCCTGCACAAGGTCGGTGTTGATATACGGGAGAATAACCCGTTCGTCTGGTTCGGTCACAAGCTCCTCCGGTAGGATTGCGTCCCCGAGGGACAAAGCCTTCAGGAAACGCCGGTTGCGGTCTTCGATGCCGTTGGTGCCTCCGTTGATTGCGCGGGTTGCGCGCTCGAAGAATCCCCAGCGGGTGATGTCGTCCAGGTTGCCGTCGGCAGCTGCGTCCGCGAACTCGTTCAGGCGTGGGCGGGCCACCGTCCAGTACCACACGGCCCCGAGAAAGCCATACTCGTCCGACGACAGCAGCGTCGGCTTGTCAACAAAGAATGTAGGGGAGTCCACATACCCATTGTCGAAAGCCCAGCGGCTCAAGGCCGCGTAGTTGTTGCGGCCCGTCACCTGAATCGGCCCGCGGCCCTTATAGCGAGGGCCGTCACCGGCCTGGGTGTTGCCAAGGTCGCTTCGCCATTCGTAGGCACTGCCGTCCGCGTACTCCTCCATCGCATCCAAGCCAACACTCTCGTGGCCTAGTTGTGCAATGAACATGGCGGCCCGCGGGATGTTGGTGCATCCCGCCTGGACCAAAGCGCGGTTGAACGCCGGGGCTAGTTGCTCGTAGCGCGCAAACGGTGCGCGGTTAAACATCACTTCCGCCAAAATATGCGGTTTAACCATTCGTTACCTCCTTATTCGTCGTTCGTAACGCAGGTTGTCTTCCATTGTTCCGCCTAACTCTTCTTTCGACCCCCCTGCCGGGGTTCGTCCAGCGTGGTTGGACATGAGGAGGCAGGTTATGTTGTTCCACTCGAAACCGCCGTACCAGTTTCTCCAGTTATTGGAGCGAACCCACAGGCGCACGCTGTAGCCCGCGCGGGGGACCACAATGGCCTCGGAGAAGTGAAGAGTAGCCTCAATATCCGCTTTTGTGGTTGTTATTCGGGTTTCACGCAGCTGGTCGGTTTCGGTGTAGGTTTTCAGTTCATTCCACGTGTGGTAGTTGCCCTGGTGGCCGCCTGTAGGAACTAGTCCCGCTGTTGCGCGGGTGAACACGATCCAGGTTCCCGGCTTGTCGAAAACCACGCGGCGGTTCGCCACGTCCAGGTGTGCACCCTGCGACGCACCGAAAGTCTGGTTGAACGGGATAAGCCGCTCGTTTTGCCGGGGGTCGTTCCAGCCGATGTTTTTCAAGGCTTGCAGCAGGCCGCCTCCAGCGTTGACCGTGGTGTCACAGTACGCAGAAATGTAGCCTTCTGGGATCAAATCAAGACGCTGGGATATTTCTCTGTCGAGGGCCTGCTTGGCCTCGGCGATTTTTGCCTCTGTTGCCGGGATAATGTCTGTTTTGATCCGCTGGACTTCCTGTTTTGTACTGGTGATTTCACCCTGAGCGGCAGAAACCCCGCCTGTGTTTGTTGTGATGCGTTTGTCATGCTCGCCGAGCTCCTTGACAATATTGCCGAACACACTGTCACCCGCAACCGCGTTGACTTTGACAAGTCCGGTTTCCGCCAGTTTTTCTGCGTCGGTACGGTCATCATGGCGCAGACCACCAGGCTGGGTGATGACAATGTCGCGTCGGTTAACGTCTGAGGGCGGTATCGCCGCTGATTCCGCTGGGTTGTCCCACAGGTCTTCATTCCAGTGTGGGTGGTTCACGATCTTCGACACTGTCCATCACTCCCTTCGTAATCTGCTGGTCAAGGTCATTAAGTTTTCTGATGAGGATTTTGATCCGTTCTGTTTCTTTCCCGCCAATGTCGGCCAGTTCGTTGCGCAGCAGGCGAATCAACTCGCTAGCTACTAGTTGCCATCTGGAAAGCATTTTCTCGGTATTCTGCGTCACCTTACTCTCGGCTCGCAGCTCATCGATTTCCCTGGCTAGTGTCTTGTAGCTCCGGTTCATTGGTTTTTTGATGCTGAACCGAATGTTTTGACGAACTGTACCAACGAGAACTGTGATGGCCACCACAAAGAAGGTGACTTGGCCAAGAGTTGTTGACGTGTCCAACCTGCTAAGGTCGGGGAACGTCACTACTCGACCCCCTCAAAAAAGTATATTTGCGCCAAAATAGTATGGATTGTTCCAATAAACAAAGCCATAATCCCAACCCCGAAGAAGGGGCTAGGGCTGTGCATGATCCCACCGATTGACCACACGAGACCAAGGGCGGCCCACACCGCTCCGGTAATAATGTGGGCTGTGCGGACATGCTTCATTTTGGCCACGCACACAAGCAACATGACCCCGGCCAGAGGGAAAATCACATCCCAAAGCTCAACGCCGCCAAAAGTAAGCGACAGCCACCACTCATCCGGCGGGGTTTTGGGTTTAATAAGCATGGATGTCGGACCAATGAAAAGACCGCCGAAGGCAATCGTCATTACAGACATAACAAAACCCAGCCGTTGTAGGGCCGAAACAGTGCTGTCGCCGCGGCGTTCCTTCGGGTCAATGTTGACCACCCAGTTTATGTTTCCGACTGTCATCCGAGCACCTTGACCTGGCCTGCGGCGTTCTTCATCTTCAGTTGTCCGCCGTGCGCGTACACAACAATTCCGCCGACAGGGGTTGCTGGTTCGTTTTCCACGAAGTTGAATTTCGCTGGCATATTAAACTCACCGGGGGCTATCTCCCCGCGGTCGCCGAACAGGTTGCGCAGCATAACCCAGCCACCGCGGGTGTACACGAACCCGGTTTTTGTGACCTTATTAATGGCGAAAAACTGTTTGATTGGGGTACCAAGGGCACGCATCCGCGAGGTGCGGTCTCGTAGCTTCTCCAGCGCCATGTTGTCCGACTCCTCGTCCAGCACAAGGTCAATCGCTAGACTGGAGCCGGGAGGGCCCTGTGGACCCTCTTTACCGGGTGGCCCGGAAGGAATCGGCAACTCGGCCACGCCGTCCTCCACAAGGAGAAACGCACGACGAGTCTTCTTAAAGTCGAGGGCATCCCCATCCTCGCTGAACCGCAGCCTAACTAGGATGTCCCCTAGAGTGTTTTGATCTGCCAAAGTGTTCTCCTTATTCTGCGTTGAAAGCCGCGGTTATGGCGCGCAGGAACTGCGCGTTGCGGCGGGACTGGATTGCCCACGGCTCCTCTGGCCTATCTGATTCTCCGAGGCGAACCTCAAAAACCACGCCGTTTTCACGGTTCGCGGTCAACGTGACCTGTTTCAGTCGTTCCGGGATGATGCGGTCACTGTCGTCATCCTCCCAGCCAACCGGGTCCAGGAGGTCGAAGTCCTCAAATACCCTGAATGGCAGGAACGAGTTCACGTTACCGGTGAACTGCGCGGTCTTGTACCCGAGGGCACTGTACCGCTGCATACGCAGAGCCTGCGCCGCGTCGGGGGAGTAGGCTGTG